TCTAAGTCCTTTATTGTTCTATAGATAAATCTACTGTTTTTTTTTACTTCTTCTTTATTTGCTTTAGTGCTATCTGTTCCTAAGTTTTGGTACATTATAGCATCTATTTCTAATATTTCATCTATTCTTTGTAACACAGTCTTTTGATAGTCTGCAGCTATTTTTAATATTTCTTCTTTGTTCATACGTAAATGTATAAACAATCTTGTTAAATACTTGTTAAAAAGAATGGTAGTAAATGTATTGTATTGCGGTTTATTTCTTGTAACTTTGCCTTAACGGTTTAAAAAACATCTAGTAATTTATAACCTAAGTTTATATTTAAAATTAAAACATAGTATAAACCTAAAAATAAATACAGAAATAAGAAGCAAATTAATTATTAACTATAGCTATGTTTAAAAAACATATATACTCTATATTAAAAAAAAGGAGTTTTTATAGTATTGTGAAGTACTTTTTGTAAAATTTAGCCAATATAAATAAAACAACTAAACCTATTCCTATATATATAAAAGTGGTATCTATTTTTACTTTAGATTTTACTTCTGTGTTTAAGGTAGTTGTTACATCTGCAGTAGATGTTAATACATTGCTTTGTATGTCTTTTATAGACGTTTTAAGAGTGGTTTTGTCTTTTATAGTAGTAAGTACTTTAACATTGTAAAATGTTGTTGTATTGCCTTTAGAATCAGTTATTTTTATAGGTAGTGTAGAATCTAAAGAAACTAAGTTTAATGTTTCTATATTAAAATATGTAGTACTTGAATCTGTTACCGCTTTGTTTTGGTTTATAAGTACAGTTTCTTTTATCTCTATTTTTTTTTCTGTCTTAGTAAATGCTTTCTTTTTACTTCCACAAGACAAAACTGCACTAAATATGATAATATACATTAAGCGTTTTACCATCTAGCTTTATCCCCTCTTATATCATAGTGAATAAAATCCTCATATAAGCCTAAACCACCTTCTAACATCTTACCATCTTTTATAAGTTTTAAAATAGCTTTATGTACTTGCTTAGGGCTTTTACCTTTTACTTGTATATCCGCAGCTTTGCCTGATAAATGTTGGCTGTTTAGCTTGCCTCCTATTGCCTTATTGTGTAGTTCTGAACGGTAAGCACTAGTTATGTGTATAGGTGCGTTTAAAACGCTTCTAAGGGCTTCTATTTGCTTAGCTAATATCTTTATATTAGCCCAAACTTCTTGTGGCATACCAGCGCCATCTTTACTATTAAATTCTTCTTTACTAAAGTGTTGTGTTAATTCCATATTTGTTGTATTAACGCCAGTAAATTAAATATCTGGCAAATATTTGTTAAATTAAAGTATATAGCTTTTATTTCTTATATATACATATTTGTACTAAATAGACTTACCACTTTTTATCTTTATTTGATTTTATGACCGACCTTAAACCATCTATGATAGTATCTGGTGCAAATAAGAAACCAATACCTACTATAAGAAGTATAGCAAACTGAAAAACTTTACTATCTTGTACTATAAAGATATAAGTAATAGCAGCGATTAAGACTAGTATTCCTAGTGCAGTTGTTTTCCAGCTTTCTACTATGTTTTTCATTTTCGTTTATACATTAAATACCATTTATGGGTTGTGTATCCAATAGCAACCGCTGTTAAAACTATTTTTAACAATAAGTCTATCTGCATAAAGTTAAAGCCTAATGTTATAACATTTATAAAAGCGATTTTAAGGTCAGAAGTAGTCATATTTTTAATTTAGTTCAATCCAGTTTAATTCTTCTTCATTCCAAGAGTACATTTTTCCATCTGTAGGGTACTCAATAGGGGCTTCCCATCTACAAGTTTCTTCATTTAGCAACCAACTATTAAAAGGTTTAGGAGATATAAAAGCATCTCTTTCTGAATCGTATGTAAATCCTATTCCAGCATAGTTTTTTCTAAAAGTTCCACTGTAAGAGGTCTGTATCCATTTAGCAGTGCCAAAAGTTGCATTAAGAAATTGCTTTCCTTTTAACTCGCTTTCTGTTCCGTCTGCTTTCAATAAAACAGCGTTGCTTATAACAAGTACTTGCTCTACTATATTTTCGTTATTTAATTGTGCAAAGTGCGCCATAATTAAGCTGTATAAGTTCCTGAACCTGTATATGTGAGTATTGTATCTGTTCCGTCTGTTGTAACTGTAGGGCTTCCAGTTGTTGTTCCACTATATCTTGATGTTAAAATTCTAAGTATTACTACTCCAGAACCTCCAGTTCCTCCATTAACGCCAGGGGGGTTCTGATAAGCACCACCGCCACCGCCACCACCAGCATTTGGCGTTCCGTTTGTCCCTGCACCACCAAAGCCACCAGATACATCTGCACCAGCACCGCCTCCACTTGAAGCAGTACCACCCAAGCCAGTTCCATCTTCTCCAGAGCCGCCACCGCCACCGCCTCTACCTATAGATGTTCCGTTTATACTTGAAAACAAACCAATTCCACCAGCACCACCATCAGTACTACCTCCGTTTGACCCTACTCCACCAGCACCGCCGCCGCCGCCGCCACCTAATCCAGAACCACCGCTACCTCCGCTATTTCCTTGTCCAGAAGTACCAATACCACCAGCACCAGAAATACCCCTACCCCCACCACCACCGCTACCTCCAGTACCACCACCACCAAAACCACCAGCACCACCTCCTATTGAAGTAATAGAGGAAAAAACAGTGTTATTTCCATTTGTTCCCCCATAATCTCCAACGTTGCTATTTCCACCAACACCGCCGCCGCCTATTGTAATACTATAAGAAGTCAAAACGCTAAGAGTTAAGGAATCTGTTAAATAACCGCCAGCTCCACCTCCCCCAACACCTTTCCTAGAAGCTCCACCAGCTCCACCAGCAATTACTAAGTATTCAACTAAGTAATCTGTTATAATTGGAAATATTTTATCTACCCCAAAGTAAACAGCAGATAACTCTGAAGCCCCTTTATAGACTTTTGATAGTTCAGTTGTGTTTTTATAAATAGCCATATTACGAAATAAAGTAAATAGTGTTAGCACTTGGAGTTAAAGCGTCGTATTGTGCTTGTGAACCACTCCAATAAAATAATTCTGTTGTAGTTCTTACATCTATTACACCAGAACTAGGTGCTAATCCAGTATATATTTCTGTAAAGTTTTCGTTTGCTTTTGTAAATGCTGTTCTTAATGGGTCTCCAGTTCCATCATTAGCTGTTGTTCCTATTCCTATTGTTTGTTTAGCCATCTTTTATTTTATTAATATGTTGTTTGGTCTGCTGTTAATTGTGTTGTATCTGCTAACACTAAAATAGTATCTGCAGTTAGATTGCTTCCATCAGCGTCAAATGGGTAGACTATTCCCCAACCGTTTGGCTCGTTTACATTACCCCACCAACTACTTAGGTATATTATTCCCCAATTTATCAAGTTTGCCATTTTTTACTTTATTTAAAAACAATTTTAGTTTCTCTATGTTTTCTTTTTTTACCTTGTATCTTTTCATTTATTGTCACAATTATGTTCTTCTAAATCACCCAGCCTGTGAAATTAGACTCTTTATCTGGGTACATATCGTTATTACTATTGGAATTATATTCAGGGTAGGTAGATTGATTAAAACTCATAAAGTCAATAAACCTTCTGGTATAATGCTGGGCTATGTCTCTTTCTTGTTCTGCTAAATAATCCACTTCGTCTTTAGTTACTGTTTCACTACTTTCGCTTGTATGTTTGTAAATACCACCATTAGATACCGTATAAGCCAAGAATGGTAGCATTTCCACTTGTGACCAATGTATAGTCATAGGTTTAATGTATGTTTCTAGTAAGGTCTTATATGTAGGGTTTGCATCTAAAGCATCTGTAGTTATTAATGTCTCTATTTTTTCGTATAACTGCGTTCCTAAATAGTTCTGTATGTGAATTTCTTGAGCAACCTCAATCCATTGAATAAATTTATCAGTATCTAGGTTTCCGTTAAATACACTATATCTTTTAAGGTCTTTTGGTGTTATAAATAACGCTTTAGCCATTAGTTAAATCTTTTGTTAGTTGGTAAAAATCCTTCGTTTGGCATATCTTTAGGCTTCATTGACACCTCTTTGGGGTTGTCTTGTCTAAGTCCGTCTTTTTGTGCTTTATTTGTAGATATATTAGGGTCTATATTTGTTAGGCTTCCTTCTGTTTTTCCTTTAAAAGTTTGCCTTAACCACTTATGTCCACAAGAACCACCGCCTTTATAAAGCCAAACAGAATACTTGTCAGCACCTTTAGCCCCCCAACCTTTATTTACTATTTGACTTTCCATAGAAACAATATCTTCTTTCCTATATAGCTTGTCTGCATCTACCATTTTTTTGCAAAAATCTCTAACAGTTTTACTATCGTAGGTTAAAGGACTGTATCTATACCTTACTTTATATTGTACGCCATTTATAACTTCATCTTGTTTGCTTTTACTATTAGGTTTAGCGGTTCCAGTATTAACAAAATTCCACATTTTAGATAATACAGATTGTTTAGGGTTGTTTAACGCCTCTATTTCTGCGTCTAATTTATCTTCTGTTTCATAATCCACCTCTTGTGAGTCTATTAATTCCCACTCATCTTCTAAATCTTCTCCTAAATCTATTAAAGGATTGCTTTGTGCAGACATTTTTATACCAGTTTCTTCTTCTTTAGTCTCTGCATCCATACCAGTAGTATCCGTAAATTCTAAAGGTTGTATAGTAATGAAGTAAAGTTTTAGACTAATATCATTAACCGCTAGTATTTCTTCTAAACCATCAGTAAACTCTTCTTGATATGACTTAATAGTAAGGTTATCAAACAATAAAGTAGCTGTTTTTATCTCATCAGCGTTGTTTCCTAAGCCACTATTACCATCTCTTACCCCTAATAACATAGGAGAAGTAACCCTATGCCCTACAATTAGCTTCTTAAACGCCTCATCACTTAGGTATTGGTAGTGTGCTGGTGCATCATTTAGCGGTATATCGTCTACCGTTGTTTTGCTTTCTGCATTATTATTAAATGCTACTATTACTTTTTCTCCTCTAGCACCAGTTAATTTACTTAAAACACTGTTTTTTACCTCCTCTTGCTTTTCTTTATCTGGAATACCATTGTTAAAGTTTACTACCTTAGTACCACTGAATCCGTTTAGGGTGTCATTTATTAAATAGTCAGCAATTTCTTCCTCTAATAAAGCATAAGGTAAAGCACCTTGATAGTCTACTGGTGGGTAATAATAAGAACCAGTTACATAAGGTTTAATTATGTATATTTCATTGTCTTTTTTGCCGTTATACCCAAATGCTGGTATTTTTTTAGGCTCATCACTTTGTTTATATTTAGACCAGTCTGGATGGTAATACCAAGCCTCTACCTCCCCATCTTCATTGCATTTTTCAGCCCTTAAAGTCTGCATAGGAAAATGAGTAACCTTTTTTACTTTTCCTTTATCATAAGTAACTTGCAAGGCAGCCATACCTAATAGCTTCCTATCCATTACAGCGGCTTTTAAGCACTCCTTAGACACTATAGACCTTAACTGTGCGTATTGTTCTGGTTTTCTATTAGAGTCAGTAGCATCAACCCCCTTACCGTATATCATTTTAGACATACCATTAATTATAGCATTGTTAGTAGTAGAACCTACATAACGCTTAATCAAATAGTCAAAGTAATTATTATCTGTACCGTAATTAACCCACTCCTTATTTTTAACCTCTACAATACTAGGGGCGGTGTATTTACTTAGATTTAATATGTGTATATTTTCCATTTATAAAATGATGTATTCATTTGATGAAACATTGCTTGTGAACTCGTCTTTATTAATAGAGTAGTTTAAAGCTGTTTGCGTTGTACAAAATATTTTATCCTTATAAACTATTTCCGTTCCATTTAAAACGCTTAAATTATAGAACCTACCTTCTTTTAAATCAAATATTAAAGAGGCTGTTAAATAGTATTTATCAATAGTAAAAGTTCCACTTATTTCTACCTCTGTATTAGTAGCTTCATCTGTTATTATAACCTTAGTAGCAGCGTATTCTCTTGGAATAAACTTTAGTGTTTGGTTAGTGCTAATAGGTTTTAAAACAATCATATTTTACCTTTTTATAAAAACAAAAAAAGGGCTAAGTTGTTAAACTTGCCCCTCTTTAAAAAAGTAAATAAAGTAATTAAGTACCTACAACAACAACCGTATTAGTAGTGTCGTTTATAATAGCACTAGAAAC